ATCTCTTTTCTCTCCCTTGCGAGCCGAAATGACCCGCTTAAAGCCGCGTGGAGCCTTCTTTAAGACGATTGGAGACGATTCAGGTGGAATCGGTACGGATTGAGATTGAAGGCTCTGTGAAGGCCGCTACATGGCTTACAGTGGCTGATGCTGGGGCTGTGGCTGTGGCTTACAAGTTGGCTGATGAACTGGATGCTTCAACTGATGTTGGGCAGATGGTGCAGTTGTCTAGGGCTTTGCAGGGAATGCTGACTGCTTTGGGTATGACGGTGGCCGGTCGTATTGGTAAGGCTGAACCTGAGGAGGAGGTGAACCCACTTGAGAATTTACGGAAACGAGCATCCGCGCCTGTTGGCAGGAAGCAAGCCGTCAGCAAGTCGCGGCCAACTGGCAGTTGATCTAGCAGCTGCTTTGGGTCAGCCTTTGTTACCTTGGCAGAAGTTCGCCATGTTGGAAGGCATGAAGTCATCCGGTGACACTTATGTGTCTAAGCAGGTTGGCATTCTTGTTGCCCGACAGAATGGCAAATCCCACATGATGAGGATTCGGATTCTTGCTGGCATGTTGTTGTTTGGTGAATCTTGGATTGCTATGGCCCAAAAACTTGAGTTGTCTGAGTTGCATCTTGAATGGGCTATTGATGCGATTAATCAGCATCCTTGGCTGAAATCTGAGGTTGCCAAAATTAGCCGGGTGAATGGTGATAAGTACATCAAACTTAAGAATGGTGCGAAGTGGTCGGTGGCAGCTGCTAATGCTCGTTCGGTGCGTGGTCAGACTGGTAACTTGTGGGTGGATGAGTTGCGTGAAATTCCCCATGAGGCTTGGGCTGCTGCAACCCCAGTGACCAGGGCGGTAAAGAATTCTCAGGTGTGGATAACTTCTAACGCTGGTGATGCTCACTCTAATGTTTTGAACAAAATGCGATCTAATGCTTTGGCTGCTAATGACCCTAAATTGTTGTGGATGGAATGGTCAGCAGACCCAACTTTCCAGATTACTGACAAGCGTGGTTGGTATCAGGCGAACCCTGCATTAGGCCATTTGATTGATGAGTCTGTGATTGAGACGGCCGCTAAAACTGACACCCCAGAATCGTTCCGAACTGAAAGTTTGTGCCTTTGGATTGAGGCACTTGAGTCACCTTGGACTTATGGCAGTGTTGAAGCTGCAAGTATTCCTGACATGGAAATGAACCCGGAGCGCACAACCTTCTGGTCAATAGATGTTAGCCCAGACCGTAAGCGCGCAGACCTTGTGGGGGCGCAACATTTACCTGACGGTCGGATAGGCTTTGCGATTGCACAGTCGTGGGAGGCAGACGGCGCAGTAGATGATGTGGCTATTGCTGGTGAGGTCTCCGCGATTGTGCGCCAATTTGAATCCCATGTGATCGCGTACGATAAGTGGTCAGCCTCAAGTATTGCTTTACGGTTGCAGTCTGCTGGCTTCAAAGTTCAAGACATTACAGCCGCCACCTTTGCCCAAGCGTGTGATGAAATGATGATTGGTTTGAACTCTGGCAGGTTAGCGCATGACGGCAACCCTGATCTAATGAAACACTTTAACGCTTGTGCGAAACGCCCAGCTTCTGATGGTGGTTGGCGTGTTATTCGTAACGGTTCGGCTTCACACATTTCAGCTGCGTGTGCAGCGATTATGGCCGCGTATTCTGCTAATGCAAATCCTGAAGAAGATGCGTTTGCTTTTGGCTAATGTGTGTGGTATGTGGTAGCCTTTCGCTGTGGGATTACTCTCAAACATTAGAGGCGTGTCTACTTCCGCCCAAGAAGCATCTGTTGAAGCTGCATTTGAAACCCCTATTTCGCCGTCGTTTTGGACTGGGATTCTGCAACAGAACTATGTGACTCGCCAACAGTGCATGTCCATCAGTGGGGTTAATCGCGCCAGAAATGTTATTGCTGGAACGATTGGCAGTCTCCCACTGGTGCGTTATGACATGCGTTCAAATACTCGCCTTGAACCGTTGCCTTGGCAATACCAGATTGACCCGGATGTTCCCCAGTCAATAACTATGACTTGGCTTGCAGATTCTTTGTTCTTCTTCGGTGTCGGTTACTTACAAGTTTTAGAATTGTATGCAGATGGTCGTGTGGCTAGGGCTCGTTGGGTTTCCCCAGAGCGTGTGCAGATTCTTACGAATCCTGCTGGCACAGAAGTTACAGGCTACCTGTTAGACGGGGACCCTTTGCCAGATGAAGGCGTTGGATCGCTTAAGTCTTTTGCTGGCCCTGACCAAGGTTTCATTTACCGCGCTGGTCGTACTTGTCAGACTGCACTTGAACTTGAAGAAGCTGCGAATCGTGCAGCGAAGGAACCAGTTCCCCAAATTATTTTGAAGAACAAAGGCGTAAACCTTGGCAAAGATAAGGTCAAGGAAATGCTTGACGGCTGGAAAACTGCTCGCCGCGAACGCTCAACTGCTTACCTAAATGCTGATGTTGATGCACAAATCCTTGGCTACTCCTCATCTGAATCCCAACTGGTTGAGTCGCGTAAGTTCCACAGCGCAGAGATTGCCCGGGCAGCAAACATTCCAGCATGGTTCTTGAACGCTGACATTGCTTCTTTGACTTACTCCAATGTTCAACAGGAACGCCGCTCACTGATTGACTTCTCTTTGCGCCCACTACTTACAGCCATTGAAGAACGCATGAGCATGCAAGATTTTCTACCAGCAAATGTGGTTGTGAAGTTTGACCTTGATGATTTCTTGCGCGGTTCATCATTTGAAGAAATGCAAGTTATGACAGGTTATGTTGCCGCTGGCATTATGACCGTTGATGAAGCACGAGACAAGATTGACCTAATCCCGGAAGGTAACAATGGAACTAACATTTAGTGGACACATTACGGCTGCCGATTCTGGCCGCCGCGAACTGATTGGCCAGATTGTGCCTTTCGGTAAGCCGGGTAACACTTCGGCTGGCACAGTTGTTTTTGAGGTTGGTTCCATTATGAACCTTGAAGCATCAGGTATCAAACTGTTACGCGAACATGATCGCACCGCCCCAGTTGGAAAAGCCATTGAGTTTTCAGCCAACCCTGCTGGCATTATTGGCCGATTCAAAGTTGCACCAACCAGCCTAGGTAACGACATTCTTGTTGAAGCAGCTGAAGGTTTACGCGAAGGCTTTAGTGTTGGTGCAAAAATTCTTGATTACAAATACAAAGGCGAAGTGATGCATGTTGTTGCCGCCGAACTCTTAGAAGTTTCTGTTGTTACTCACCCAGCCTTCGGTTTAGCCGAGGCGAGTATTACAGAAGTTGCAGCTTCAGAATCCCCTGAAGTTGAAACCCTTGAAGAAAAGGAAACCCCTGTGACTGAAGAAATCACACCAGAGGTTGAGGTTGAGGCTGCAGAAGCACCAGTAGTTGTTGCTGCTGCTCCAGTTAATACCCCAATTTTCACCGCTCCACGCGTTGCCCCTATGGACTCCGCTAAGTATGTTGAAGCATCTATCAAAGCCGCTATGGGCGATCGTGAAGCCGCTATCATGGTTCAGGCTGCTGACGATTCAACCAGCAATAACACCGGCTTAACTTTGCCTACCTCACTTGGTGGCTTCGTTGTTGATACTTTCGCAACTCGCCCAACCATTGATGCTATTGGTGGTGCTTCTGCACTTCCAGCTTCTGGAATGTCATTCACCATTCCACGCTTACTTCAGGAACCAACTGTTGCATTGACCGCTGAAGGTGCTGCACCTTCAGAAACCGGGACTACCTCAGATTACATCACCGTTTCAGTAGGCAAGTATTCCGGCATAAATCGTGTGAGTTTCGAACTTTTGGAAAGAAGTGCACCAGACTTTGGAACGCTACTTCTTCGCGAAATGCAGAAGGCTTACGCTAAGGCAACTGATAACGCTGTTATCGCCAGTTTGACTGCAAATGGTACGGCTGCGACTGCTCAGGCTGGAACCATTGCAGGTCTACAAGCATTCATGGCTAAAGAAGGCCCAGCAGCTTATGTTGCAACTGGTGGAGATTACGCCACTGAACTTGTAACTTCTGGCGCATGGTGGAGCGAACTGTTGTCAGCAAATGACGATAGCAAGCGC